CTAAGCAATCAAACGCTTTCAACAGTAATATGTTGGTTGCTTTGTTCCTTTCTGACACAGGTGGTTCTTTCCCGTGGTTAGCAGGTTTTGAAGGTGTGTATGAGAAGCTGAAAGCAGGTGCTACTGCGGTAGATGGAACTGTTGATGTTGGCGCGGTGAGCGACACTGACATTAACCTGACAAACATCGAAGCGACTATGTATGAAATCTACACAGCGCAATCGAATTTGATGAAAACTTTTGATAACAGTTCAAAAGCGTTTATCGTTACACAACCTGTTTACGAAGCTTGGGCGCGTTACCTGCAAATAAATACTGCGGTAGGTGGAAACATAATTGACAGAGCGTCAATTCAGAACGGAGTTTCTGGTATCTCTTATCAGGGAGTCCCTTTGATTAACGCTAACTACGTTACAAGAGGATTGGAACTTTACGACTTGGCGGGTTCACCTCCAGCAGTTGCAGAGCCAAACAGAATTATACTAACCGTTCCTACAAATCATCACATTATGATTGATGGTTCAGGGTTTGAAATGATTGATCCTTTCTACGACCGTAAAGATGATATTGTTTATTCACCTGCTTCAGCGATGTTGGATTACCAATACGGTTACGGTGAGTTGAATGTAATTGCAGGGTTCTAAAAATTGAGGGCGGTTAATAGCCGCCCTTTCACTTAAATAATAAATTTGAAATGGCAACTTGCACAACCAAAATATCTGCGGGATTAGATGCTTCGTGTGAGGCGTTAGATAAAATCGGTGGAGTAAACAAAGCGATTTACTTCGGCAACTTAGATGAAATGACATTCACTACAAACGTAGCGGGTTACATTGATTCTATTGTGATGACAGCTTCGCCACAGGCTTTCCTTTACAAGTTCATCGGTAAGACAAAAAAGCACAACGCTACTTTTGAGCTTCAGGTTGGCGAAAATACAAACACTTGGAAGCAGGCAGTTTTGGCTAAACTTTATTTCTATTACCCTGCTGAAAGAGCCGCTATTGAGGCGTTGACAACTGCTGATGATTTAGTAGCCATTATTCAAACTGAATCAGGATTGTTTGAAGTTTACGGATGGTCAAAAGGAATCAGAGCCGAAGCGGCAACAGGAGCAAACGGAGTTTTAATTCAGGATGATACTTCTTTGCTTGTGACTATCTCAGGTGAGGAAGTAGCTTTGCCTAAAGTATTACAATTAGCAGCAGCTTTGCCTGGTGAAGATGATTACATTCAGGAAAACACAACAGAGTTAGACGCGCTCACATAATGGATAACGAACTTTTACAAAGAGTTCGACAAATGAGGGAAGTTGGTTTTAATGCGAGTGAGCAGGAATCACTTCCCTTTTTGTTTGAAGAGGTTTTTAAGATTAAGCTGAAGCGCGATTGTAGTGGATGCGTGAGGGATGGGTGGAATAGTTTGATGGGGTGGTTAAGGAAACAAGAGAAAAAAGAAAATACGTTTACTATGTTTAAAATCAAAAAGCAATTTGAGGACAAAGATTTCATCTTCATGCACAGAGGTCAGAGGGTTAAAGTAACTTCTGCTAACTTAGATGAAGAAAAGGCTCATTTAATGCTTGCGTCAAAATATGCTCACGTGATTGAAGGACAGCCAGACCAGCCCGAAGTTAAACTGATTGAAAGCCCAAAGTCTTTGGAGGTTGCCTCTGCATTAACCTCCGAGAATCCAAAGCAAGGCGTGACGGTTGTGAAGCACAAGGGAAAAAAGAAGCTATCGAAATCGAGTTTATAGAGGCTATTTCAGGAGCTACAATTCCGAACAACAACAGGATAAGAGCAAATGAAGAAGCGTGCAGATTGAGCCATATAAAAGCGATTGAGAGGGCAAAGGAAAGGAAGTTAGATTGGGTTTTGATTTGTGAGGACGATATAGAATTTGAAAATAAGTTCTTTGAAAAATTGCAGAAAGTTTGGATTGAGGACTTCGATATGTTGTTTCTGAATGGAACGGACGGCTTACATATTCCTCCGACTTCATTTAACGAACATTGGTTAAGGTGGCATGAGGGATATGGTGCTTTTGCTTACATAGTCAATTCTCGGTTTTACGATATTATTTTAACATGGTTACAACACAAGCGAACAACAGATACAGTCTTTTCAATGTTCATGCAATTTTACAAGGTATATAAATTAAAAGTTCCTTTGGTATTTCACAAACCCGGCAAGAGTGATATTCAGGGAATAGTTCCAAAGAACTACAAACATTTAGAACGTGGCTACAAAGTTTAGACAATTTTTCAAAGCGATTCCTTTCCTTAATCAGTTTGTTCCTACACAGGAAAACAAGACTACGGGAATTTATATGTTCGGGCATGATAATTTATTGCCGAACAAGTTAATGAAATGGGTGCTTAATTCGGGAACTGCTAAAAGGTCAGTGAGTAAGCGGTCGGCTTATATTTCGGCTGATGGATTTGTAGATGATAACGCGGCTAACTTTCAGGTTAATCCTATCCAAACGGCTGATAAAATAGTAACCGAAATTGCGGGTTATCAGTCTTACTTTAAAGGCTTTTGTTTGCACGTTAAAAGAACTCCTAACATTCAATTAACTGTTTTGCCTTTTCAATGTGTTAGAAAGTCCTTAGACGGTAATTTCATTTTCAATCCTACGTTCAACGATGTAAAGTATGACCGTAATGCTGATGTAAAAATCTCTGCTTTCAAAGGCTTGAAACTTACTCCCGACCAGCTTGCCGAAGTCAAAGAAAACGGTGAGATAATTTACGCTTACCACAGAAACGCTGACAATCCGCACTATCCCATTCCTGACTACTACGCAGGGATTGAAGATATACGGACAAGCTCCGAACTTCAGAAGTTAGATTTTGAAAGTGTTGTTAATGGGTTTATTCCTTCGGCTATTCTCACTTTCGTAGGGGACTTGGATGACGAAGTGGAAGATGAATACGGGAAGACCGAAGCAGATTACTTCAATGAAAGTTTAGAGAGTTTCACAGGTGGTAGAAAAGACGCTGATGGGGTTAGTGGAAGGATGCGTGCATTGGTTAGTTGGGTAAGGGATAAAGAGCAGATTCCTTCATTACAGGCTTACGATGCTAAAGCAATTATTGACGCTTCAAACGCTAAGAGAGAGATTATAGACAGAACAGTTTGCAGATTGTTTGGAGTTCATCCAACTTTGATAGGCTTTGCAGACGCGGCTATCTTAGGCAATCAGCAAGCAATGGCTAACGCTTCAAATGAATTGAGTAACGATGTAGTAAGCGACCAACAACTAATAACAGAAGTTTTCTCAATGGTATATCCTGAAGTTCAAAATTGGGATTTGACCTCGTTTAAGCCGATTAGTTACATACCAGATAAGATTTTAGATGATTTGACAATAGATGAAAGACGCGCTTTAGTTGGATATGCTCCGATAACAATAAACACACCTACGGAATGATACCCTTAATCACAAAAGCGCAAATAGGTGAAATCTGCAACCTGACATCGAACATAGATGACTTAGATGTAGATTCGTTTATTTACGATGCTCAAAACATAGACACTATTCCCGTTTTCCCTATTGCTTTGTTAAACGCAATCGCTAACTTAGTTGATACGGAACAATGGAACGGATCGGCAAGTTATGTGACAGGTGATAAAGTTTTCGTTCCCGAAACGGGAGCAACTCCAACAACTTACTATACTGCTTTAGCTAACAACGTTGGAAGCGAGCCTCCTTCGGCAAATTGGGAAGTGAACGAGTTAATGAGTTTCTACATTCAATACTTAGTGCCTTACATGGCATACTGTTTTTATTACAGATTCATTGCTTATCACGGTGCGAAGATTACACCTTCGGGAATTGTAGATATTTTAGACACTACTGTAATGCAAACAATCAGCGACAAAAGACGCGCTGAAATGTTAGGTGACGCGGTAAATAAACGCGATGTTTTCTCCCGTTCAATTTCAAAGAAGCTAAACGATGTGAGTTTCACTTTTGATGACGTTCAATACTTGCCTGAAAGCGGCAAGACAAAACACGTAAGAAATAAAGTCAGGCTTTACGCTTTGGGCGGAAATCATAAATTGAGAGGTTACAGGTCAATCGAAGATGAATGCTAAAAGGTAAGACATGGCTTTAGATTACACACAACTTAATCCGGTAGAGCAAGCGCAATGGTTCAAAGAAAGAATCATTATTGACGATAGTATTGCCATTTCAACAGGCGCGGGAGCGGGGAAGGTTCTTACTTCCGATGCTGATGGTAATGGGACATGGCAAACGGGAGGCGGTGGAATTATATTGCTTTCAACAGCAACAGCCTCAGCTTCATCCACTATTGAATTTACAGGACTTACAAATGCTTACAGGAATTATCTGTTTATCATAAATAACCTTGTTGCAAGTGTGGACGGTGCTGATTTATTGGCAAGGATGGGAACAGGCTCTACTACATGGCATAGTGGTGCTTCTGATTACAGTTGGGATAGAATAAATTTCCACGTTAATAATGTGGCAACAACAGGTTCGGGAAACGTTGGTGATGGAGCTGATGCACAAATGGAAATATTTTCCGCTTTATCGAGTAGTTCGGCAGCGGGATTTAATAGTGAGATTACTTTGT